CAGATAGGTCCCGGGTTTCAACGGCACGACGGCGATGGCCTCACCCCCTGAGACCCGGTCCATCGAATAACTGTCAGCCCAGGTGGCCGTCGCTTCCTTTGAATGCCGGATCACAATGTTGCCGCCCACGCGGACATCTGGATCGGCTGAGCGGGTCCATTTGAGGATCGCGAGCCCGCCCGCCGTTTGCAACGTCACGTTCTCAAGCTGTGCCGGTGGGGCGGTCAGGCCGAGGATTTCAGCTTGGTTCGCCTGCCAGGGCGAGGAGACGCCCAGAACAGAGATGGCCTTTACACGGAACGCCCAATCCCCCGGCGCGATATCGCGGATTTCCAAGCTCACGCCGTCGGTGCGGCCATAATCGATCCAGTCCACAGCCCCAGATGGCTTTGCCTGCAATTGATAGGCCGACACAAAACCAGAGGGGGCCGCCTCCCAACTGATCTTCGCAAGGACTTTGAGCCCGCCCCCGTCTCGCGTGACATAGAGGTCCTCGGTGACCTGCGGCGCGCCGGGTGCTGGAATATCATAGGCGTTCGGCAGCACAGTCCGCGGGGCGGCTGCATAAATCTGCTCTTCCGAGGCTGACCAATCATAGACCAGAGGAGAGGTCTCGCGCAGAACGAACTCCGGCAGGAGCAGTGCGCCATCGCCCGAGGCCGTCAGATCAAGGCTGACCCCATGCACCTCGAAGGGTTTTGCGGCAAAGCCCCAGCGGGCATAGGAGAGCGTCACCACATCGCCCACCGTCGCCGCCCACGCGGAAAGCTTGCCCGAGAGCCGAACGGTCATTTGCCGACGGGCACGCTCAAGCTCGATCTTGGCCAGCCGCTGCGCCATCGACGCCGAGATCGTGAACGGCAGCGAGATGTCGCGCCATTTCCGTTCGCCCCCATCCTCGGCCAGGTAAACATCCGAGGCATAGGCCGGAAAGTCGTCGGGCTGCCAATCGTTCTCTGGGCTGACAAACTGGCCACGCACGCCGTTGAAGTTCGACGACATGGTCACGCGCGTCGCGAGCGTCAGCCCGCCCTCGCGGACATGGTCCGATGTAAGCACGACATCAGGCGCGCGCCATGCGCCCGCGTGGATGCGCCAGGACCCGCCCGAGAAGGCGCAGCGCCCGGCGAAGGACGAGAGCATCCCCTCGATGATCGTCTTGGGGACCTCGGAAAGCGTGATCACCCCGTTGCATGCATAGCGCGGCTCCGACCCACCACCTGCCAGAGCGACGGTCTCGTCGCAAATGTTGGCGGCTTCGACGAGCGCCATCTCGTCGATCCCGTCTGGCTGGCCGATGCGCGCGCCGATGCCCCATGTCGGGTTAGCCATATAGTCGGCGAGGCAGAGCGCAGGGTTTTCGGAGTAGCCCTCGTTTTGCGTCCGCGGATCCCAGATGTCATCTTTTCCCTCGAGATCGACCGTGATGTTTGGAATGCCCCCCGGGAAGGCATCCTGGTCATAGGTGAGCCGTAGCCGGATTGCGGCACAGCCCCGCAAGCGGTGATCTTCCGTCCATTTGTCCGGCAGGTCGGCTTGCAACCCCGCGAAAGCGGTCTGATCTGCTCCGCCCAGTTTCTTTTCAATGAGGGCTTTTCCGGCCCATCGGCCTTGGGCGGTCCCCGCGGCATTCACAGCCACTTCACCCTCAAAATAGATCGCTTCGATCGATTTGACCCGGTGGTTGGCCAGCACGATCACCAGATCGAGGTATGTGTTGCTGGGTCCAGAGGAATGCAAAAAGACGATGACCCCGCCCTTGCGGGTGCGGCCATATACGAGATCGCGCGGCACGACGGGCTCGCGGATCGTCACCGTCCGCGGCTGCATCGTGGTCTGCGGTTTGGGCATCAAGGCCTGCGCCGCATAGGACAGAAGTAGCGTCCCGCCGATCCGCAAGAGTGCCGCGCCAATACCGCCGGCAGCCAAGACGCCGCTGATCGCCCCCGCGATCGCGGTGACGGCTGTCACGATGAAGGGCATGGATTGGGTCCGTATTCAGATGGGCCAGGCAAGCCGGCAAGAGGTGAGCGGCACGGTCACGAGGCCTTCAGGGGCCATCCCAACAGCCGAGGCCCCAGTGCAGATGCCGAAGCCAAGACCGGTGTCGGCCAGAACGATATCGCCGCGCCCAGCGAGAAGCACGGCCGGGCGTGGTTCGCCCAAAAGGGAGCGCCCCATTTCTTCGAGCGAGGCCCAGCCCAGACGGCGCATCACACGCTCGCCGCCGAGGGCCGTGGTGTAGCGCCCCCGCCAGAGGGCCGCGATGTCCTCACCGCCGGTGAGGATCATACGGACCTCAAAAGCGAAGGTCGGGCAGTCATGAACACCCCAGACGAAGGGTTTTGCCCGTGCGGTATCGATCGCCGCGGCCAGGAGGCGTTCCCAGTGGTCAACGCGTGCCATGACTATCCGCGCCCCCAGGTGATTTCGCGGTCCTGGATCGCAGTCACATATTCAAATCCAAGATCGCCCGGGAACAAGACCTGCTGGCTTTCGTGCGTGTAGCGCCAGGTTCGCGCCACAGTCAGGTCGATCAACCGGCTCTCATAGCTGATGGTGATCGTGCAGGTGTCGGCGTCATCCTTGATTTCAGGAACATCGAGCCTGCCCGAGAAGGCCTGAACCGGATCGGCGATGATGCCGCCATCCTCAGTTAGAAGCCCCAGCCAGATCCGGCCCGGCAGGCCCTGACGCGCTTCATCGATGGCCATCTGCACAAGGTCCAGCGGCACGCCTGACAGAGACACCGCTGTGCCGCCTGCCACAACCTCTCCGGTCTCATCAAGAGAACCAAGACCCAAGAGTGACCCAGCCCCTGTCCAAGTCTCACTGTTCCAGCTGACCTCTCCCAAGCCCGACCAGATCCGGACCCAGCCGGTGGCGAACTGACCCTCGAAGAAGATGACGGGCCGCAGGCTTTGATCTGCCAGCGCAGTGGCAAAGGCGTGAGTCAAATCACGGCTCATCAGAGCGCCTCCCGTGCAGAAATTGTAAATCGGTGCTGATCCGCTCGGCCGATCAACGAGGGGACCGGGGCTGTCAGTCGTAACAGGACCGAGGGGGCATTGAGACCGAGGAGCGTGCCGACCGGCACGGAAGCCCGAAGCTGCGGTATAAATTCCAATGCGGCCTCGCTGCCCGAAGGCATCACGTCTGCCGTTAGCTGGTAAAGCCGCGTGGTGGCATCCGAACCCAGCTGGAAGAAATCCCCAGCGCGAAGCCCAAGTCCCCACCCGGCCGTGCGCAGGGTTGATGATCCTGCAACCTGCGCCTCAGTGACGTACGGATTACCCGCCGCCACCGGCACTTCGATCGATGGATCGGCGAAGAGGAACCGGCCCCGCAGTCCACCAAGGGCCGTGAAGAAGGCCGAGAGCTGCCGGGCCTGTGCCCCTTGGGTCACGGCCATCTCAAAATGATATTCCCACCACGACGCGCCCCAGTCCTGGATTTGCGAGGTTCCGGTGAATGGCGATCGCGCTTCTGCGACCGACGTGACGAGGCGCCGCTCGATCGACGACACGAGCGTCAGCGGCAAAACAGGAATGGCCATCTCAGATCACCTGACCCCGGCGCCGCCCATCGGCCACGCTTTCCTTGGCAATGCGCGCGATTTCGGGGATAGCCGCGCGAAGGCGCGCGTCGATCTGCTCAGCCACGCCCATCTGCGCCCCGCGCGCATCGATATTCACGATTAGACCTGAGCCGGTGCTGCTGCCTCTACCATAGTCAGCCGCTTCACGACGGTTTAACACCCGCTCTCCCCGCTGCAGGATCGTTGGGACCTCATCAGGCCTGAGACCTGCCCAGGAGCCAACCGGCCCCACGGTCCCCCCTGAATGCATCCGGGGAGCACCAGCGAAAGCCATCGCCGGCACCTGCCGCGTATGGCCCGACAGCCCAACGATACCGCCCGCATGCGAGACCGCTGCCGCGACGGACCCTCCACCAAAGATGCCCGAGAGCGCCGATGCGATGGGCCCTAGTACCGCGCGCTTGAACGACAGTACAGCCAAGTCCGCTAGGATCGAGCGCACGAGGCCCTTGAAGTCGAACTTGCCGGTCTCGACGAAGCTCCGGAAGGCGCTTTCTGCGCCACTAAAAGCGCCAGTCAGGGTTTCGCCGAGGCCTTTGCCCCAGTTCAGGGCATCTGCGGCATAGGCTTGAAGAGATTCTGAGACTGCAAGCCAACCGGTAGCGATCCGATCCCCGGCGCTGCCCGCTGCCCCTCCTGCGCGCCCCATGGCATCCGACAGCCGATCTGCAGAGACCGTGGCCTCATCCAGCGCCGCTGCGCCATCTTCGCCGGTGCCCGCCACGGCGTCACGAAGCGCGCGCCAGGAGGTAAGCGGTGCCGTCGCGCCATTGGCGAGATCCGTGGCGGCCTGACGGTAGGTGTTTGCGGTGGCCAGTGCCTCGGTCGCGATGGCGTCAAGGCCAAGGTCAGGGGCCGAGAGCGGATTGTCCTCGAAGGCTCGGCTGAACGCCTCTGCCGCAGCTGTTCCCGCATCGGCGGAGGCACCTGCAAAGGGGTTTTCAATGTCGCCGAGGCTGATGTCACCGATCTGACCAAAGGTGGTCTCGATCCCGACTGCGGCAAGCGCATCGCGAATGCGCCCGGTAAAGGCGTCAACCCGCGCGAGGGCGCCGTTCAGCATCGCTTCAATGCCGTCGAGCATGCGGTTTGCGGCGGAGAAGACCAGATCCCCGATCACATCCGGCAAGCGCGACCAGATTGCGCGCACGGCCAAAAGCGCGCCCTCAAAGGTATTCGCGGTGGTGTTGCCAAAAGCGACCACGCTCTCAATCGCTCCAGCCATGCCAGAGGCTGCATCGGATTTCAGATCGTAGAACATGGCGGTGGCCGAAGCGCCAGCGGCACCGGCACCCATCTTGATCCGGTCCCAGACCTCGACCGCGCCATCCTTCAAGAGCCGCATCGCCTCACCGAAGCCGCCTGCGCCAGACGCCAGCCGGGTGAACCAGTAGACGAGCTCGCCCGCGCCAACGACCAAGGCACCGATGCCGGTTCGGATCAGTGCACCCCTAAGGACCACCAGTGTCGTAGCAAGCACGCGCACCGACAGGGCGGCCGCCGCCATAGCCGCGACCCAGCGTCCGGCGAGGAAGGTGACGAAGGTGCCAGCGTAGACGGCCAGCCGGTCTAGATTAGCGAGCACTGCATCAAAGGCCCGGCTGACCGGGCTCGTGGAGGAGGCCAGTGCCACAAATGCATTGGCCGCAGCCTCCAGTGTGGGCGCCAGAGCGACAGCAATCCGGTTGCGCACGCCCGTAAACACTTGGCCAATGCTGACCAGCGCCAGTTCGGATCGGCGCATCGCGGCGATGGCATCTGTATCAAGCACTGCGCCAAGCGCGTGTGCCTGCGCCCCAAGCCGGGTCATCTCTGCGCCGCCGTTTTGCAAAAGCGGGATGAGCCGCGTGGTATCGGACGCCATGACCTCGAGATAAAAGGTCATCTCCTGTTGACTGACGCCTGCCTTTTCAAGGCTTGAGACATAGAGCTGCAGCGCCTCAGGACCGGAAAGGCGGGCGAACTGGTCTGCCGTCACGCCCACACGCGGCGCGATGTTCTCGAAAAAATCCGCCATCGGCCCACCGCCGGTTTGCAGGAAATCCCCCACACGGTCGTTCACGTCCTTCAGGATATCGGCGAGTTTTTCCTGCTCGATCCCCACCGTGGCCGAAGCCGCAGACCAGCGCTGGAAGACCTCCGGATTGGCGTTGGCCACCTGGGAGAGCTGGCCGATTTCGTTGGCGGCGGCAACGGTCGAGCGGGTCATCGCGACAACAGCACCGGCCAAGGCGGTGGCCGCAGCGGTTGCGGCAATCCGGGCCCGACGCGCGAAGGCGGCCATGCGCGCGTTGGCCTGGTCCATCTCGCGCGAGAGACGCCCCATACCGCGCGCACCAGCCTCGCCAACACCTTCCAGCTCGGCACGCACCTGCCGCCCGCCGGTCGCGGAGAGCCGGACGGAAACGCGCTTTTCTGCCATGAAAGATGTCCTCAAATCTTAAGGTCTCGTTCCAAATGGAAACGAGGTCAGGTGAGGCCTGTTCCGGCCTGCAGGGTTTCGTTGATCTTGCGGACCATTACCGCCTCAATCGGCGGCAAGAGTTCTGCGATGATGAGGGGCGAGAGCCCGAGCGCTGTTCCGACTTGCAGGGCCGCACCCATGTCCCAACCGAGGACAGCACTATCGCTCATCCCGCCTGCAACGCGAACTTGTCCGCCAAGCCGCTGGACGAGGTCCCAGATCTGCCAGCCCTCAAATGAGCGTGGCGCATGAATGCTACGCGGACAGTCTGCACATACGGATGGGCATGCCGCGCAATAGTCACCGCCCCCGCCGAACTCCCAGTCGGCGAAAGCGGTCAGACGTTTTTTTCCGCATCCAGAATGAGCGCACCGGCGATATATTTGGTCTGGAAGGCCTCAAAGATTGGCCAGAGCTCCAAGAGGGCATCGATGCCTTCTGGGGTCAGCGGTAACGGTTTCCCGTCGCCATCACCGACGCCCTCCCAATCCTTTATGACGATGCGGGCAACGGCCTTGGCCACGATACGCGCGAGATCATCATTGGACGCGCTGTTTTCCGCATAGGTTGCGGCGGCAACGATCGCCGGATCACTGCGCGCGGCCAGCATGATGGCCGTGGTCAGCGGCTCCACAAGCAGGCGAACGCCATGGCCAAGATCAAGCCACTGCGGCTCAGTGGACAGGTTCAATCGTAGCATCAGTAATCCTCGCGGTCGTTGGTTAGGGTGACTGTGCACATCCGGCCAAGACTTGGGTCACTCGCCGCCTGCCAGTCAAAGGTTGCCTGCACACCTTGTGGACCGGAGATTTCGATCCGGGGGCGTGGGAGATAGACGGCGTGCGCCGTGACGATCAGGTTCTCGCCAGTGGGCAGCGTATAAGAAAACGCAAGCTCGCAAGCCTCGCCATTGATCGCCTGCTGCACCAGTGTCTGGTCGGCGAAACGCACAACGACATTGCCCGTGAGCGCTGCGATCGAGGGATCCGCGCCATCAATCTTGCCATCTGCGCGGATCGTCTCAATGCGGTCGAGATTGTTGGCATAGGTCAGGTCAGCGGAGACGACATTGCCAATATTCGCCCCGTTCCGTGTAATCGACCCGTTGAAATGCCCAAAGCGTTTCAGGACGATGTTAGCCGGTGTCCCTGCCGCACTGGCCGTGGCGATCTCCTCGCTCTGGGCCACAATGCTGGCCGTGGCCGTCAGCAAGCCTGATCGCGCCATTTGCCAGTTGAGGCTGTCGACCATGCAGCCGGAATACATCGCAAAGCGGGGCACCTCAGGCATGGCCGTCTCGACCGAGAACGACGGCAGCGCCCAGTTTCCAGAGCGGAACTCGTGGGTGTAGGGTGCGTCAGTTCCAGTCGTCGTAGGCGCTCCAAATGCCGCCTTCAACCAGAAGCCAAAGGCCTCGGCATCAATCGGGATCACCACATCCCCGTCCGCTGTCACGGCATCCTTGATCGGCGCCTGCGGATCGCGGCCATACCCCAAGAGTTCTGAGGTCTGCAGCGGTTGCTCCGCCCCCAGGGACGTGCTGGCGAAGGGCATTTTGCTGAAGCCGCTCGCAGGCGGCGTGCCATATGTGGTCTCGAACGCTATCGCCATCTGCGCCCGCGCCCCTTGGGCTCGTGCCATTTTGTCTCTCCTCAGATTAGCGGGGTCAGCTGAGCGGGTCAGCCGTGGAATAGGAAAGGATTACTGGGATCACAGCTGCTTTCAGGCTTGCCGCACCTTCAACAGGCAGATCGATCGGCTGCGGTGCTTCCGCCTCCACCCAGTCGCAAAGGCCGTCCAATGTTCGATTGGCGGTGATCATCGCGCCGATGCTGACGCACAGTGTGTCGAAGGTAGCGTCACGGTCGTTCGTACCTTGCACGACCACCTCTATCTCGGCGCGGTGCTGATAGTGATAGCGCAGCGGCGACAGCGTGACGTCCGGTTCCCCCGGCTCACCGTCACGCAGGATTAATAGACCCTGAGCCGGGACGCGCTCGGGCAGGACATCCCCGCGCAGTGCACCAGTAGGCAGCATGGAAAAACGAGTGTGCAGTGCGGTCAGGATGGTTTCGCGCGCACTCATAGTTTTGCCTCTAGCCAATTCGCCACGATCAGCCCCGGAACTGCCGCCAGCGCGCGGTCAGCGTCGCGCGCCAGATTGAGCCGTTTCGCAAGCTTCACTTGTGGGACCAGCAGAAAGATCGGCACGGTGCTGCGTCCGCGACCGGTTTTGGACCGAGATGCCACGCCTAATCCACGATTGTTCAACCGACCATCAGCCACCAGCAGGCTTGGCCCGCGCCGCCGATAGACAAACCGCAGCCGAAGCCCGCGCCGCCGCTCCCATTCGCCGGGGGTGATCCTACCACCGCGCAGGCCACGACCTGCAGCAGGCGTAGGGATTGCCAGCCAGAAACCGTCCTTCGAGCGGATCAACGGCCCGGTCTCATGCGCCCCGATGATCTGGGGCGCCTTCGACCAGACCAGCGCAGCTGCTTTCAAGCTTTCGCCGGTTTTCGGATAGGTCTGGCTTCGGATCGAATTCGACAATCGCCGACCAAGGCCTGCTTGCGTGATCTGCTCGCGCCATGCGGTTTTCAGGTCCGTGCCAGCTTCTTGCATAGCCGTTGTCACAGCCTTTTCGCCGGCTTCAATCTCGGCCGCCATCACGGCGACGAGGCGGGGTGTGATGTCGAGGCCAAGCTTCATGCGGGGGTCAGTTCAATCGTCCAAATGAGCCGCTCACGATCCCGCCGCGGCTCACCCTGGATCAGGAAAGTTTCCTCGCTGATCAGGATCTGCTCTTGCGGGCGTGGTTCCGGAATATCCGCCACCCGAACATCGATCCGGGTGGTGTCAGATATGAGCCGCGCAGCCCCGAACTCAGTGATCTCGTCAGGACGGCGCAGAATACCGCGCGCTCGGGTGAACTGCCCCTCGCTGTCCCGATGCCAGATATCAACCGAGAGGTTGGCATCAAGGAACAGCACCCCGAGCGCATCAGCGAAGGCGCTCATCAGGTGCGCTTGGCCGAGCGCAGGACTTGCGGCCGGGTGCAGATCGGCAGCGGGTTGCTTTCGATTTCGAGACGCACCCATTCATCGCGATCGCGATCGGGGATCATGCGGGCATAGAGCGGCAGACCCAGAGTATTTACCGTCTCGAACGTGTCGGCCGGGGCGTAGTAGATCTCGAAGAGCCCCTCGACGCCTTCGGGATAGAAATACGCCTTGTCAGTCGGCACCCCGAAGCCAAGCCCGCCCCGATAGCGACGGAAGGTGATGCCGCCAAAGCTGACCTCTTCGCCCACGCGGCCGCGCAGATCTGCCGCCGCGGCGGTATTCAGATAGGTCTCGCGCACCTCCTTGTGCGCCACGAGATCGGCGAAGAAGGCCGAGCCGCATTCAGCGCGGAGCTGCACCTGACCGGCGGCCAGCCCGCCAAGGCTGTCCTCAACGCTTTCGATCATCGCTTGGCAGCGTTTGCGTAGCGCCCCCGAGGCAGGGGTTGCATTGTCGAGATCAAAATCGACCTCGGCCGCCGGCGTGATGCCGAACTCTGTGTAGTAATTGATGACCGTGGCCCCATCCTTTGGGTCCTTAACCAGGCCCTGAATGCCGTTGAAAAGGTGGAACTCGAAGGTCGCCTCGGCGTCGTTGCGCAGTCGCGCCATTTTGCGAGCGACCTCAGTTTGCACCTGTTGGGTGGCAGTATCAGAGCCGAAGTCACGGATGCCCTGGATCTCGGAGGCCCAAAGCACATCCTGCTTTTTGAACTGGCGGCAGACGAAGGCGCGCATATCGCGGCGCTCTGGCACTTGTTGCTCATAGGCCGAACCACGTTCCGAGAACGGGATCAGCGACAGCGTACCATCGCGGCTTTCGATCATCACGGTGCGCTGGCGCACCCCGCGCGAGCCAAAGAGGTCGGAGCCTGAGAGGATCGCCGGTTTGAAGGGAATGTTTTCAAGTGCACGGGTGAGCTCGATAATGCTGAAGGCGTCGCCTTCAAAGATGTCCATGGTTGCCATGTGTGGGGGTCCTTATTTCAGAGGCTCAGCGCAGAATGATGCCGAGCGAAGCAAGCGCATTAGTGGCCGCGGTGATCTGGGCCTCGGTCGCGCCCTCGGGCCAGACGAGCTCGTGGCGGTTGACGATGGCAGGGCCGCGCAGGAGCGCGACGCTCGGGGCATCGGCGTCACTCGCGTCACCCCCGGCCCATAGAATGCCAGCGGCGTTTTGACTGCCGTTCGTCGCAGTCGGTGTGAACCCGGTGTATTTGCCGCCCGTTGTAATCTTCCCAAGCACGGTGCCGGGCGCGAGCTTTCCGGCTCCGGAGGAGATGGTCACGGTTTCTCGGGTGTAATCGCGCAGGACTTCCCAGACGAGGAAGCCGCCCGCGTGTTTGCCTTCAGTGAGCGTGGTCATGGACGCTTATCCTTTCGTCTTGAAAGTACGGGCGATCACATCGCCCCAGGGATTTATGGTAGCCGCGCGCCCAGGCTGGGCATGGGCGGCGGTGATATCAGGGGTGTTCTCCGCCTTGGCGGCAAGAAGACGGCTCCGGACATCATCGAGGCTGGCATCCTCTTCAAGGAAGCGTCCCGCCATCTGTGGCTGGCCCGCAAGGCGGCAGAGATCGATTACCGCCCGCGCATGGGCAATGGCCTCGGCACGGATGGCACCGGCATCCTGCGCAGTGTTGGCGACCGCAACACTGCTCTCAGACGGGCTGGATGGGCGGGTGTTCTCGTCGGAAACACCCAAACCCGCCCCATCCGCGTCAGAAAGGGTGACAGCAATTGACGTAGCTTCACCCGTCAGGGGCTTGACATGGCCAAGATCACCATCGTCGGCGTCGCCGTTGGAATGGTCATCGCCTTCACGCGCCGCTTCGGCCAACTCAGGCGGAGCATTGCGGAACCGCGCCACATCGAAGGAGGCGGCGATTTTCACAGGCTCGGCAATGCGGTCGATGAACCCAAAGTCCAGCGCATCCTTAGCATCAAGCCAAGTCTCCGCTGCCATCAGGGCGGCAATATCATCATCGGTTTTGCTTGATTTCGCGGCATAGCCTTGGATCAAGCTGCCTTTGACCTTATCGAGCGCTTTAGCTGTGGACCGCATGTCTTCGGCCGTGCCCATCACTAGCCCGGATGGATCATGGATCATCAGGAAGGCGTTTTCCGGCATGACGATCTCGTCGCCCGCCATGGCAATGTAGCTCGCAGCAGAGGCCGCGATGCCGTCGATCCAGACAGTGATCTCACTCTCATGCCGCTGCAGGGCGTTGAAGATGGCCACGGCGTCAAAGACCGACCCACCCGGGCTATTGAGCCGCAAATCGATCGGAACCCCGTCGGGCAGCGCGCCGAGTTCAGCCAAAAAACCCTTTGCAGTGACGCCATAGGCGCCGATTTCGTCATAGATCAGCACTTCCGCCCCGGTGCCCCGGGCGCGGATTTCGTACCAGCTTTTCATCAGATCACTCCTGTGGATTGTTGCGACCGGTCCCTTTCGGACCGTCGCCATTGCCGGCCTCAGTATCGTCGTTGGAGTCGGGCTGTCGCATCGGCGTCGCTCGTGCCCCCTGCGTCTCACCGGGGCCAGAGCGGTAGGTCAGGCCCAAGTCTGCTGCGCGTTTCGCGTCCGACGCATTTTCCCAATCGACCTCTTCAATGTCGTAGCCCGTCGCCTCGACAACCTTACGGCGTGACGTGAGGCCTGCGTCCATCGCCAGCACCTGCGCCTGAATATCTTTGAGCGGATCGACCCAGTCCCAACGCGGCGGGATCCATTGCACAGGCCACGCAATAACCGGATCTGCCTCCAACGCGCCCGAGAGCACGGCTGTTTCCAGCCAACGCCGCCAGATTGGGCGACAAAGCTGATGGGCAATGACTCCGTGCTGCAACTGACCGATGCGCCGCCGGAACTCGACCAGTTCGGCCCGAAGGCTTGAGTAGTTCGCCTGCCGGACATCGCCGGTGACAAGGTGATAGGGCAGCCCCAGCGAGGCCGAGACCGCGAGCAACGTGCGGTACTGGAATGCCTCATACCCGCCGCCAACATCAGCCGGGCTCGAGAACTTCACATCCTCACCCGGCAGCAGAACCTGCATCGTGCCAGGCTCAAGGCTGGCGAGTGCGGCGCCATCAAGATCGGCTTCGCCTTCGCCCATCATCGGATCTTCAGGCGCGGTCTTGGTGATGAATCCCGCGAACATTGCAGCCGTCTTTTTGCGGTCAAGCTCGGCGTCATCATATTGGTCCAGCAAAAAGAGGCGCACCATGGCCGGGGCGATATGTGGCAGGCCCCGGATCTGGCCCGCATCAATGGGGCGGTAGATGTGCAGCACCTCGTCGGCCGGCACGCGTACCGTTTCGGGCACTGCCACCCGCTGATCGGTGCTGTCGCCCGGATGGCGGCGGCGAAAGTGATAGGCCACCCGCCGCCCAATCAGGTCGAATTCGATCCCGCAGCGGATGCGATTGCCGTTCGGATCCGTCTCGATCTTCTCGAAAGGCAGCATCTCCGACTGCAGAAGCTGCAACTGCAGCGGCACCAGCAATCCATCCTCCGCCCGCCGTGGCCTCATCCGCACGAAACACTCGCCCGCGACAAACATCTCGCGAGCGACCATGGCCTGCAAGCCGTAGAAATCGGTCAGCCCATCGGCATCCGCCTCATCCGTCCAGGCGAGCCAGAGCTTCTGAACCTGGTCGCGCAGCGCCGCGTCAGCGATGAGCGACGACGGCTTGATGCCATCGCCGACGAGGTTCGCGGCAAAGGCCTCACAGGCGTTCGCCGCGTAGCCGTTGGTGACGACCAGTTCCCGCGAGCGCGCCAGGAGCTTTGGGCCACCAGAAGCAACCAGCGCGTTTATGTTCTCGAGCGGCGGGTTCCAACCGCGCAGGCGGCGCTTGGCCATCGCTCCCTCTAGACGGGCGCGCATAGCGTCAGGACCGCCGGTGGCCCGGCGGCGGAACAGGTCGAACATTCCCATTTTTGTTAGAGCCCCTTGGCCGTTGTCACGCAGACCTGCCGCACGATCCGCCGTCCTTCAGCCGCAGCGATCTCACGGTCCAGCGTTTCAATGGCCCGGTCGATTTCGGCGACGCTACGATAGTCCACCGTCTTGCCGTCATAGCTGACCCGAGCGACGCCGGAGGATCGCTGTGCCGTGAGCGCCTCGCGGCGCGCGCGCAGTTCTGTGATTGTCGGCATCGCTTACCTCATGTAACTGGACCGTACAGTGCGCCGCTGTTGTCCTGCACGACGAGAAGAGGACATGGTGCTTCCCGCCCCGTCCTCAGCCATATCCTCTGCTGTGATTCCGACCTGTGCTTCCAGATCGGCCCACCGCGCATCAGACCAACGGTCAGCCCCCAATATCCAAGCGGCTGCACGGGCATAGACGCGACAATCCAAAGCTTCATTGCGTTCGCGCAGCTTCTGCCATTCAAGCCGAGCAAAGCCGCGTTTGGTACGCACCGTGATAAGTTGTTCGGCGGTGAATTGCTTCAACCACTCGCCGTCCACCCATTTTGGTAGATGGATGGTTCCAGGCGGGCAAGGATGCCCAGCCTCGATGTCCTCCCTAGTCGGTCGGTCCTGCCGCAAATAGCGATAGGTTTCAGTCTTGAAGGTAGAGGTGGCGACGGTCCAGAGCCGCGCTCCGCGCCGTAGCCGTTTGCCCGCGACGGTCGCGTCCACATACGTCGGGCCGGTGACCGGGCTCGCGCGATTGAAGCCTTCGACGCCTTTGACCGGGGCCACCTGCGCGAAGCCGACTTGTCGCGACCAAGCATATACCGCGCTGGTCT